AGGTGATGTTATTTACATTGAAGTTATCCAAAAGATTTCTTTAACAGAAGAACAATTATTACAAAGTTATGTTGCTTCAGCTTTAGCTGATAAAAATACAGCTACTACTCAAGCTGGAATAGCAACTACTCAAGCTGGTATCTCAACTACAAAAGCAAGTGAAGCAAGCGCAAGCGCAGCAGCAGCGTTAACATCTAAAAACAACGCAGCAACTTCTGAAGCCAACGCATTAAGTTATAGAAATACAACAGAGACTTATAAAAACAATGCAGCAAGTTCTGCATCTGCAGCCGCAGCTAGTGCAGCTTTAGCAACTGTAGGAGGTGGATCATTTAAAATAACTGCGAATGATACAACTGCAAACGTATTTAATCAAAAGGTAAACGTTGGAAATGGAATAACTAAAACACTAAATAATGCAGGAGGAAATGAAACAGTAACATTATCATTGCCATTTACAGAAACAGTTATAACTCCAACTGATGGTCAAACTGTTTTTACTTTAAATTATACAGTAGGATTTATTCAAGTATTTGTTAATGGTGTTAAATTAATTAATGGTACAGACTTTACAGCAACAAACGGAACAACTATAGTATTATCTACTGGATTGTTATCTAATGACATTGTTGACATTGTTAAATATTCGTAATACTAACAAAAAGGAGAAAGAAAAAATATGACTAAAGCTCGTAATTTATCAAAGATTATAGATGGTTCAGGAAACCTAGTTGTTCCTAATGCCGGAGCCAATTCTCGTAGTTTAGGTATGGTCAAAGCAGATGGAAAACCAATTTCATCTTTAGATAGAGCAACTTTATACGGAACAACAATTAATACAGAAACTCCTTATGCTGGAATAATTCCTGCAGGAAATTGTTCTGGTGCAACAGATGCTGCTGATAAAGATTCTAATTATAACACATCAACAACTTATACAGCTGCTGATGGTTCAACAACAAATTATACAATTGATTTAAAAAAACCTAGAAATGGTCAATGGTGGAACTGGACAACTTATGGTTTTACAGGAATACCAACATCAAATTGTGCAAACAATGGTGCTTATGATGGCGCTGGTGGTTATTCATCTTCATTTCAAGAAGTTTCTGTAAGTAATATATTTAGTGCAGAAACATCTACTGATGAATTAGGTGGATCATACATTTCAAGATCAGTACAAAACTGTAACTGTGGAAGTTTTAACTGCAGAACAAATTGTAACTGTAACTGCGCATGTGCATGTGCGTGTGCATGTCAGTGTGGAGACTAATTAAATGAAAATATTTTATAGTATAGATTCTTCAGCAAATAATGTTAATTTTATTAATGATAATGGAACTGTATTTGCAAAGTGGAACAATGAAAGTTCTGAAAAATCTTCTTTAGGATTTTCTAAAAATGAAATACAAAAATTTTTGCAAAATGCAAACAGATCTCTTACAGAAGCAAATATTGTTTATATAACAATAGATAATGATGGAAATTTAGATCAGCCAATATTTAAAACAATTGAAACAAACCAAACAAAACTTGGTGGTCTTGAATATATAACATTAAAATTAAATAAAAAAACAGTTGGTCAAATATATATTCCATTTGAAGATAGTTCTGATGAGGAATATGCAATTAGAATAAATCTAAAAGAAGAAGATGTTTCTAAATTATTAGAATTTTCGCAAGATGCAATTAAAGTAGAGCCAACAAATGAAGAATTTAAAAAAATACATGAAAGTCTTTTACCAAAATTAAAAGTAATTAATACTTCTAAATCAGAAAACTGGACTAAAATTAAAGTTCAACTTACTCTTAATGGTAATGATGTTTCTAAAGAAGGTGTTAGAATATTTGCAAAATCATCAAGTGGTTATATTGCGAACAGAGAAGTTTATACTAATGAAAATGGTATTGCTGAATTTAAAGTAACGCCTTACGGATTGGAACAAGGAGAAAGTATGAAAGCTGAATTTGGCTTTAAGTATTATTCAAACGTTGTTTCAAAAGATGTGGTCGCATAATCAAGTACCAGACAATCTAACAACTTATAACTATATAAAAACCCAATGTAATTGGGAAGAAGCTGTTAATTCATTTAAAAGAAATGATGACGCAGATTTAGATTTAAGAATATCAAATCTTTTATTTGATTCAACAAATGTACTTAAAGAAGTATATGAACTTTATAAAGAAGTTGGCGCTGTTAATTGGCAATCTCAAAATTCTTTAGGATTATATGGTTTAGGATTAAGTTATAATCCAAGTCTTCCAAAAGAGTTAATGCACAAAGGTTGTTTTGGTACGCCTAGATATAGAATTTATTCTTCTAAAGAATACTTTGATGCAGTCATGGCAGATAAAACTAATCATATTAAAAATGATTTTTTTGACAGTTTAGGATTTAATACATTGCTTCCTCAAATACAATCAAAACCAAATTTACATAAACTTTTAACATGCTTCAAACTTCCTGTAATAAAAGTTACAGTAAGAACTATTAATGGAATATTAAGTAATCCAACAGATATAACAACTGGAGGTTATCATTTAGACGATTGTCCATTTGAAACATTGAGAATAAATATATCATTATCTAACAATGGTAACTTTGGATTGCAATACAAAGATAAAAAAGTTGTCTATACAGACACAGGAGATAATCTTGTAGTTAATACAGGTAAATTACATAGATCATATATTAAAGAGTCAACTAATTTTCAAAGAACAAACTTAATAGTAAATTTAGCTCCTTGGTTAAATTTTAATAATGTTAATAAATCTTGGTCTTTAAATAATTACTTTAATAAATTGCATCCATTTGACATAGTTAGAGAAAACCTTATAGTGTAAAAAAAAACAGAAAGAATAATTAATGACTGAATATAATTTTGCTTCTTGGAAAAAAAAAGAACCAGAAATAATTAAAACATACAATACAAGTAAACCTCCTGAATATAAATTGCATTTACAATATCCAAAGGGATGGAGATATTTAATGTATAAACCACACACATCTGAACTTACAGAGAATGGTATTCCTATTGATTTAGCTTCTATTAATATGGATTATAAAAAGGGACATTTTCATGAATGGATTCCAAACTCACCTGCAAATCCTGCAAAAAAATCTGAAAAACCAACAAATGTAAAAATTCAAATGGGTTTAAAATGTAATTACTCTTGTAGTTATTGTAACCAAGCGCAGTTTGTACCAAATTCTTTTCAAGGAAATCCTGCTGAAGCGCAAAAGTTTTTAAATGAACTTGATACTTGGTTCAAAGGAGACGGAAATAAAACAAGATGGGAATTCTGGGGTGGAGAACCACTAGTTTATATTAAAGTTTTAAAAGTATTGGCTGAAGGATTAAGAAAGAAATATCCTAAAGCAGAATTTAATATTATTACTAACGCATCAATGCTTACTCCAGAAATAGTTGATTGGTTAGATAGTTTAGATTTTCAAGTTGGAATATCTCACGATGGCGCTGTTTATAGAGACCAGCGAGGAGAAGATATTCTTTGTAAACCAGAAACTTTAGCTGCAGTTAAATATGCTTATAATCTTTTATTTCCAAAAGGTAGAATAGGTTTCAATTGTGTTCTTACAGTTAAGAATTACTCATTACATAAAGTTAGAGAGTACATTGCAGAAAAGTTGGGACTAGAACCATTTAATGTTCCTTTAACAACAGAAGAAATAATGCTTCCTTATGATGCTGGTGGAATGATGTTATCACCAACATTACCTGAAGAACAAAAAGAAATGAAAGAAGTAATATTTGAAGAAGCAGCTTTTGGTAAAACATTAGGAGTATCTACAGTATTTGATAAATTAGATGATTTTTTTAATTCTTTAAGTACACGCAGACCATTTACAGTATTTGGTCAAAAGTGCGGAATGGATAATCCAAATACACTTGCGGTTGATTTAAAAGGAAACACAATGACTTGTCAGAATGTTAATGCAAATCTTCCTAATCACAACACAGGAACTTATAAAGATATCAAAGCTATTGAGATGACTTTAGTTCATCATTTCAGAACTAGAAGCGAGTGCGTTAGATGTCCAGTAGTTCAACTATGCAAAGGTGCATGTTTATTTTTAGAGAATGAATATTGGACCAAAGCATGTGATGTCTCTTATAACTATAACGTGGCTATGTTTGGTGCAGCTTTATATAGACTGACTGGTGGAATATTACGTTATATAGAAGGAACTCCTAGACGAGATAATATGAATGATAAGATTGAAATTATATCGCAAGAGTTTATAGATAAATTAATACAAAGACCAGTAGAAATAATGAATTATTAATATGATTAATTTATTTAGCACACCAGTTAAAATTGTATCAATGCCTAATTTTCAAGAGTTAAATATAAAAATTAATAAAGCTAGAGCTGTGGGATTTAAAAAAAATTTTACTGATGGATTATTAGAAGATGAATCTAAAGAATTACAAAAAATATTTATAGACGAAATTGAATTATATCTAAAAGAATTAACCAATAAAAACATAAGTGTTTTGTTTGATAAGAGTTGGATTAATGAAAATAAAAAATATGGATTTGATTCACCACATAGTCATGGAAATAGTAGTGTAATAGGGGTTTATTATATTAAAACATTTGATAAGTGTGGAGATTTGTTGCTTCACGACCCAAGAGGTTCTCAAAATTTTATACAAACATACGAGATAAATACTCAAGAACAATTAGTAGATAATAGAAGTTTTTATAGAATAACACCTAAAATTGGGAATTTAATTATATATCCAGCATACACAGTTCATTCAGTTGAGCCAAACATGTCTGATGAAACAAGAATAAGTCTTGCCATGAATTTTAAATATAAAGACCACAACCAATTCAAACCAGAATAATTATGAAAAACAAAGACTGCAAATGTAAACCTTGTACCTGTGGAAAAGAAGTTATCTGTAAGTGTGCTGAAAGATTAGCAGCACTTAAAAAGAAACTTAAAGAACTAACACGACTAAATTAGTAGGAATTAAACTATGACAACTATACTACTTATAATTGTTTTTTTGATAGGAATCTATGTAGGCTGGAAATATGAATGTACAGTCAACGACATAATAGAATCTGTCAAGTCTCACTTAAATAAATAAATTTTATTTATAAAACAATACCTTATAAAAAATAATATAGTTTACATTTCAGTCAATTAATTCTATTTGGCGATTGCCTAACCAACTATAGGAGTTTGCATGGCAAAGAAAAGTAAATCAGCAGAGGATATCATTTATCAAATAAAGGATCTCCTTGATGATCTAGAACTCAAAATCAATCCAGAAGATAATTGGGATGAAGACGAGTCTGACGATCTAGAAGACGACGAAGAGTAAATAATGGTATGTGGGTAGTGAATATCTGCTACCCACGTACACCTACAGATTGACTTTTTAAATCACACCCACTATTAGTGGTGGTGAAATGAGAAAGAAACACAAGATAACATCTAATACATCAGTGCGTTTATCTTCACATGAAAAACTATGTGCTGAAAGAATGCAAACTCTTATCAAAACAATAGATGAATTAAGAGCTGATGTTAAAGATTTAAGAGAGTATATGAACAAAAGCAAAGGCGCTATTGGATTAATTATATTTGTTTCAAGTGTAGTTGGTGCTATTGCCGGAGCTGTCGCTAGTTTTTTTCGTCATTAATAAACAACAAAAGGTTTTAATTTCTGTCAAACAAATCTGACAAAGGATTAGTATCAGAAGCATTAGCACAGGCACACTTTGCCAAAGATCCTAATCTAATTGTATTTACAGCTTTAGGTGGAGTTGGTCCAATAGATATCGTTACATATAATATTAAAACAAAACAATACTGCAACTACGACGTTAAGACTGTGTCTTATAGAAAGACAGACACTATATATGGTCATAAGAATAATGATCGTATCAATAGAACGCCATCTAAAAAACAAAAAGATTTAAATGTTAAGATTGTTTATGTAGGTGAAGATGGTAAAGTAACTGTTAAATAACAGAAAGGATAATTATGTACGGAGATATTAAATTAAGAATTAAGGAGCATGAAGGTTTCTTATCTAAAGTTTATTCAGATTCATTAGGAAAACAAACAATAGGCTATGGTCATTTACTTACAGAAGAAGATGACTTTGTTGAAGGCGTTATCTATGACAAAGATATATTGGAATCTTTATTTGAAAAAGATTTTAGTAAAGCTGTACAAGGTGCAGAAGAATTACTTAAAGGATATGTAGTTGCACCATTAGCTAGAGAAGTTATTATTGAAATGGTATTTCAGTTAGGAAAGACTGGAGTTTCTAAATTTAAGAATATGTTTGCAGCTTTAAAAGAATATGATTATACAAGAGCTGCTGCTGAAATGTTAAATTCAGCTTGGTACAGACAGACACCATCTAGATGTGAAGAACTGTCAAACTTAATGAGAAGTTGTCATTGATGAGAGACTATAAGAAAGAATATGAGAATTATCAGGGAACTCCTGAACAGATAAAGAAAAGAGCTTCTAGAAATAAAGCTAGATCTTTGCTTGCGCAGAAGTATGGTAAATCAGCTATTGCTGGTAAAGATGTTAATCATAGAGATAGCAATCCTTTAAACAACAGCATTAGAAATTTAAACATTCAATCTAAATCAGTTAACAGATCTAATAATAAATAATATGTGGTTTAATCTAATACCTACTATTTTCAAAACAGGCGCAGAGATTTATAAAAATCATAAACAATCAGAACTATTAGAATCTGAAGCAGAGAAAAGACATTATGAACGCATGGCTGCCGGTGAAATTGAATATCAAAGAGATGTATATGATCAGCAAGACAAATCTTGGAAAGATGAATTTGTTTTAATTGTAGTTTGTATTCCTATTCTTGTTCTATCTTACGCAGTTATTAGTGATGATATTAATATTAAAACTAAACTAGATTTATTCTTTGATTACTTTGGTAAATTTCCTTCTTGGTATCAATGGTTAATCGTTGGAATATTTGGAGCTATATACGGATTAAAACCTAGCATTGACGCATTCACTAAAAAATAATTATGAATAAG